CTAACCAACGACCTGCCGCTTAGAAGGCGGCTGCTCTATACAGCTGAGCTATGAGACCGTTTTAATTTACTTTTTATCGATGAAGGTCTTGAGATCTTCTGCTAAGAGGATAATGTCACTCTTAGTCGGATAGCTGGGAACTGAATCGACGGGTAAGTCGAGATCTTTCTGCATGCGAATACGCTCCATCTGAGCAAAGTACTCGCCTTGAAGCTGGCCCTGGGCGAAGTTCAGAACGTCGAGACGGATCTCGTAAGGTGTCTTAGTCATTTTAGTTCTCCTGTGTGATGTGTGAAGTTGCAACCATTTCTGTTTCGAGGCTGGTTGCCCACCCAAGAGATTAAGCCGCTAGGCGCATCTCAAGAAGTGAATTATCGTTTGCAGATAACTTATTTATGCTTCTGTCTCGGTCCGCCTTTAACACACCTGTCGATCCTATTTCCGGCCCAACATAAGAACTTCAAGCTTTTTTGACATGAAAGTTAAGTCCAGGATTCTTAGACTTTCTTCCTTGTCCACGTACCCATCCTTCTGGTGGATTTTGATCTGATTTTATACAACATTTTTCAATGGGATTATTAGGATTGTGATACCAGATACTTCCTCCAGTACCAACTGGCTTCCAGTTTCCACCATTTTTAACGCGCCGATATTTCATACCTTTGCGTTTTATATTGGCAGCAGCTGCTCCTCTTTTACCAGCTTCACTTAACATTTCTTTAACTAATTCTTCTTGAGTAAGAAGACCAGCTAAACCTTGCCAAGCTAATTTATCTTCCCATCTTCCATGTTGTTCCCAAAGTATCCTGTGAGCCTCAGCATGTTCTTCAACTGTTAACTCAATCAGATTCTCCGGATCATCAGTTCCACCCAAATGTTTGGGTATTATATGATGTATATGTTTCATTTGAACCTCCATCGATCCTATTTATATTAGGATCGACTTAAGCTCAAAGTTCTTATGGTGGACCGGGCGGGTACCGCCCCCGCGTCCAGAATGTCTATTTCGCTTTCGTCATCGACATCAGCATATATTATTTATATCACGACTTGCTATTTTTGTCAACACCTTTTGTAGTGATCGTGTGGATCTCTTTAGTCAGCTTCTCGATCTTCTTGACTAGCTTGTTGTTCTCGTGAAGCATCTCAAGAAGGATGGCCGTCTGCTCGGCTGCGATCTGCTGACGCTGGGCCGCAGCCAGCGCTAGGTCTTCTCGGTGCTGGGCGTCTGCCTCGGCGTGTGCCTTGTCTCGGTCGGCCTGTCGAGTCTGTGCCAGCAAGATCAATGGTGCCGCATAGGCTGCCTGAGTAGAGAAGGCGAGGTTGAGAAGGATGAACGGGTAGACGTCGAAGTCGGTGTAGCCGAAGACGTTGAGTCCCATCCAGATAAGCACCAAGGCTGTCTGGATGATCAAGAAGATCGGGGTACCGAAGAACCGTGCGAACCTCTCAGCCAAGATAGCAAAGCCGTCGTCGCCGAACGGACTCTGAAGGTGGACGTGTGGAAAGTGGAATCTAAAGTAGTTGTCTTTCATGCTGCTTCCTGTTTGTCGACCACCGTAACAGTGGATCCCTCGATCTTAAGTTGAACTGTCTGTGGCATCTCTGGCCCGCCGAGACGGACGTAGTCGCGACCGCCGTCGATGCAGTACGCCCCATCGAACTCGACGTAGTCGTGTCTGAAGCGGCTGTAGACGATGTCGCCGTTCTTCTTGACCGCACCTACGAAGGGTGCCAGTGCCGACTCTGCGTTGCAGATAAATGGCTTCTTATCACGCATGAAGATTCCAAAGTAGTTGGAGCCTTCAGGGTGAGGCTGGGCCGTATAGAAGACTGCGACAGGGTTATCTGACCAGCCGCTCTTTGTCTTGATCTGTGAGTCACAGACGTACACTGCTTTATATATCTCCTCGAGACGCCTGATGGTATCTTCAGAGAAGAGGATAGACTCGTTCTTGATCATGGCAGCACCTTGATTAGGATCGTGTTCTCGTTGATGCGAGCGTTGAATGCGTGGGGTTTGAGTGTCTCGACTGCCTTCTTGACGCCGGCCTTGGTTGCCTTGCTGAAGCGGTCGACCACTTCTCCGGTCTTGCGTCCGGTCTTGTAGCTGAAGGACTGCTTCTCGTCGAAGCCGGCGATGGACGTACCCTTTACCTTGAGGCCGCCACGGTCGAGTGCGCGGAAGATGGTTAGGATACCATACTTGGAATTAAAAGTCCAGAGCTCCTGAGCGCCGATGATCTTCTGTGGATCAATGGACGCCAGCTTGTACTCAGCCGACTCTTTCTGGTACTTGAGTCCTTTGAGCTGCTTCTCGACAGAGACTGGACGAGGCTTGCGGACTGCCCGAGTCTTCTTGGCGACGCTGCCGTAGCGCTCTGCGTCGGTCACTAGACCATTGTAGAACTCGACACGAGCCTTGAGCTTAGCCTTGGTCCACTTCTCATAGCCGTCGAGCTTGCCGGCGTGTGCCTGCACCATCTCGTTCCAGATAGGGCCGTAGTAGTCGCCGACCTTGACGGCGTACATGACTGGGATCTCGTTCTTCTTGAACCAGTCATAGAGCGAGAAGGGCTCGTTTTTGTCGATCATCTCCTCGATGTCGCCGATGATGTCGTCGAGACGGTCCTTGATGCGGTCTTGGATAGACGGCTTAGCTGTCTTCTTATCGTCAGGCTTCTCTTCCTTGATATGTGTGAAGACATCGTCGAGAGTCGCCATGAACTTAACATAGTCTTCAATGTCGAGGATAGCTTTCTGGTTCATAACGATACGGGCGCGCCAAGCAGCTGACAGTGGAACCCAGTTATCAGGGATCTTATCGACTCGCTTAGCCTTATCGAACTCTTTGTTATGTATTAAGTAGTCCTTGAGATACTCACGAGCGTCCTTGGTGTCGCACATCGAGCCATACCAGCTAAGAGCTCGAATATAATCAGAAAAAGTCTTAAACTTATTAGCATCGGGCTCCTCGCCGAGGTACTTGACGTTGACCAAGTAGGCCTCAGAGCGAGTGACCTTGGGCTTCTTCTTAGTACGTACGGAGAGGAGACTCTTTGCCATTTTAGTTGTCCTTGATTAAGTTCTCAAACGTCCACTTGGGTGCGATGACGCCGCTCACGATGATGATGAGCCCCATGAAGACGACGAGGAGGCGCAGGGCCACCTCGGCGTAGATCTTATAGAAGAAGTCGTTCATGCCGCGTCGGCGAACTCAATCGCCGTCTCCAGAGCCTTGATCTTCATGTTCTTGCTGGCGCCGTACCAAGCCGACTGGAGTCGGGTATCGGCCGAGCGACCAAGGGTATGGTCGGTCATGTAGGTGACCGTGTTGAAGGCCTGCCACCAAGTACCCTCGCCGAGCTCAGCACCAGGCTGAGTGAACATGACGTTGAGTGCCTGCTTGGCGTTGCGCGACAGCTCGGTAGCGCCGACGATCACGCCGTCGACTGACGACTCAGCAGTCTTAGCACTGCCAGCAGGGAAGACGCGCTTGAAGTACTCGACGATGTTCTCACCGTTGTAGCGCTTGGTCGAGAGGTACTGAGCCATCTCTTTATACTTGGCCATCTTCTCGTGTGCCACGCCGAGCATTACCTTGACGTTCTCAGGGTCGAACTTCTTGCGGTGAGAGATCTTCACCATGTTCTGGACCTTGGCGTTGAGTGAGGCAGTCAAGGTGTTGTTGCAAACGACGCGGATAGGGGAGAACCGGACGTCGGTAGCGAAGCCGAAGCGGTGGAAGTTGGTGAAGAGGAGGTAGGAGTCGACAACGTCCTTGCCGTTGAAGAGCTCAAAGGACTCCTTGACCTTCGCCAAGCCCCAGACGATCTGACCGTCACGAAGCGAACCGGCGGTCTCCATGGCCATGTCACCGGCCATCACGAAGTCGTTGAAGAACTCAAAGGCCTCGTCGTTCTGGATAGGGTTCCAGTCATCGGACACGACGTCGAGCATCGAGTCGTCGAAGGAGCGGACGAGCGCCGACTTACCGACGGCGATCTTCTTGCCGTTGATCTCGGCGTAGGCTGGGACCTTGGTCACAGTCCAGTTGAGGCCAGCAGCCTCGAGCATCTGAGCAGGGGTAAGGTCGGCTGGTACTTGAGTACCAAGTCCATGCCAAGGCTTCTCGCCAGCGTATGCCATCTGAGCCTTGCCGTTGATCTCTTCAATCATGTGTGCCATAGTGTAGGTTCCTTAGGTTGGTTGGGGTCTTTGTCGTATTCAGCTTATATTCTTATAATAACATATTCTACTTATTTGTCAACCCTTCGGGCTAACTTTTTTTGATTACGTCTCCAAGAGAAGAACTCCTTTGAGAGGGTCTTCTCGAGTTCATAGGCCTCGATCTCCCACGGGCGGTCACGATATGGCATGTCACGGTCGACAGGCTCACCGAACCACACGTCAGGCTTGCGGGAATACTCTTTGAGGTCGCCTTTGGCCCACTGCTTGACATGGACCATCTCGTGCGCTAGGGTACGGATTAGGCGGATAGGACCCTGCTCGTCGTCCAGCTCAATCTCGAAGAACCGAGGGCGAGACTGGTTGTCGACGAAGTCGCACCAACCTAGGGCACCGGTCTTACGGGCAAGCTTGCGCTTGACGATGACGTCGATGCACACGTTTCGGCTGAGTCGCTCGCCGAGGAGCTTCTTAGCAAAGAACTCTGTAGCCTTCCGGATCTCGGAAGGCGTAGCACTTTCTGTTCTGGAACCTCGGACTACGACTGACATTCAGCTTCTTTTCCTATTATAAGATTATTATATCATAGGGATCAATTATTGTCAACCCCTATTTTATGATAACTTTAAGGATATTTAGCTGAATATCTCTCTTACCCTGTCCACGTACTTGGACTTGTCTTTACGGAAGACCAGAGGCTCTGGTGCGTCGTCCACCATGATGATGATGACGATCTGAGGGACCTCGATCCCGTACCTCTCCTCGGTCATTAGGGCGTAGCAGGTGGCCTGTAGGAAGTAGCTCTCGATCATGGCCTCCGTCTTGACGTTCTTAGACGTCTTGAAGTCGATGATGGAGTTGATGCCGTCGTACTCGGCGACCACGTCGGTGGCCCCAGCCGTCATAAGATCGTCTGAGTACAGGAATAGCTCGATGCCGTAGACGACGTCGACGTGCTCGTCGAGGACCTTCTTGGCCATCTTGAACGTCTCGATGTTGGCGGACATCGCACCCTTAGACCAAGCCTCTTCGTTCAAGAGGTACTTCTCTGCGATGTCATGGACCGCCGTACCACGACGAGCAGCGAGGAGAGAGACCTTCTTAGCCTCTTCCTCGCCTACTCGCTTCTTCCACTTCTCAAGACCGTCCTTGTTGAGCTTCTCGCCTAGGATGGTCGTAACTGACTTGTAAGCGGCACCCTCTGGTGTGATGTAGTGCCGCTTACCTTCTATCTCGACTCGGTCGAGCTTCTCACTCGGCAAGAACCTGTGGTCGAAGATCTTCCCTTCGATCCTTGTTTCGTTCGTGTCTGTCCTTAGCAATGATATATTCCTTCACCATTCGTGATCTTACGATGTCTTGTATCTCAAACTCAATGAACGCGAACGAGTTCATGGACTTGATGATCTTAATGAAGTCCCTTAGTCCGGACTTCTCTTGCTCTCTTGTAAAGTCGGTCTGTCTAAAGTCGCCCGAGAATATGATTCGGCAGTTCTCGCCGACACGGGTAATGATCGAGTCGATCTCATGATAAGTCATGTTCTGGACTTCGTCGACTATGATGATGCAGTCTGAGAGTGTGATACCTCTGATATACGACGTCGAGATGAACTCGACCATGTTCTTGTTCTTTAGAACGTCGTAGGCGTCGCCTCGACCGAATAGCTCGGTGGCGATTGCCATGTATGGGGCCTCATAGACCTTTGCCTTCTCGGCATTGTTTCCTGGAAGGAAGCCCATGTCGCGCGTCGGGACCGCAGACCTGACGATGACCACTTTCTTATAAGGGGATCCAGTGTTCAAGACTTCTCTGGTAGAGAGATACAGAGATAGAAAAGTCTTACCGGTACCGGCAATCCCATGGAGCAGGAGATTCTGCCCATCTTCAAACGCTTCATAAGTCTTTCTTTGATTCTCAGTAAGAGGACTAAAGTGCTTAATTTGAAAATTGGACTTAAAGGTATTCTCCTGAGTGCCTAGTACTCCTTCCTGTCGTAGCTGCCTTCTCTGTTTCTTTGTTAGTCTCTGACCGGCGGTTAGTGGCATTAAATGCTCTTTCTTATTATTGAAGAGCGCCTTAGAAAGTATTGACAGTAGACTTAGATAGTCCTTTAGAGTTCTTCTTCTTGATCTCTCTCAAGACGTCTCGAAATCCATCCTCGGGCTTACTCGATTTGCCAACGAGAATGTTGGTACCGATCATAGGCGCTCCATTTACCTGTTGCGTTAAGTTTGGATTTTCCTTGAGGTAGTCATCCAATTGCGATATCATCATGAACTCAGTGAACTCTTCACCCGTCTCATTATTTAGGAAAAGATACGTCGGCATCAGTCATACTCTCGGTCATATTCGTCATAATCATCCAGCTTGTCAACATTTTTTGTCTTAGCTGCGTGTTGTAGTCTCTTCATCTTCTTCTTTCGACGGTCTTCCTTTACTGCCTGTGAGAACAGGAAGTCTTCGTTGTCGAGGCGAAAGTCGTTCTGACGCAGAGAAAAGTTATGCTTTGTCTTGCTCATCGATAAGCCCAGGATATGCTTCTTTCACGAGTGCCGCGGTGATTCCCTTGTAGGGAAGCTTCTTGTCCTTGATAGCAGCAAGGAGCTCGGCGTCTTCAGGAGATACAGACTCAAGAAGTTGAATGAAGAGGGTCTCTCGTCTCAGCTGCTTGAGGTTGGAGTTGCCGCCCTCGACGAAGAGGTACAGCTTCCTGATCTCATTGTATAGAGATCCCTGAAGGTCGGGCAGG